GAGTCGGTCCCGCGGATCGCGGCTCTCGCCGGGGAGTACATCCCGGCCTACGTCGGCGCGAGTGTCGCGTTGCGGACAGGAGGAAACGGAATGGACAACGAGCCGACGACAGAGGTCGCCGACCAGCCCGTCGAGGCGCGGATCGTCCCGCTGACGCGCGAGCAGATCAGCTCGCTCGCGACCGATGCAGCGACCGAGGTCATGCGCCAGTACGCCGAGCGCGGCGCGCTGACCACGACCGCGACGGACCCGCTCGCCGGCTACGCGACGCTGGGCGAGATGGTGCACGCGGCCGCCCGGGCCGGGGCGAGCAACCCGGAGCTCCGCGCGCACGCCGCCCGAGCGATCGCCCGTCGCGCGCTCGACGACACGACGTTCAACAGCGGCGCCAATGCCGCACTCGCGAACGGCAACCTCGTCACCCAGGAGCTCCAGCGGCTCGTGAACCGCGGCCGGCCCGCGATCAACGCATTCGGCGGCCCGCGGCCGCTCGGCGACATCGCCGGCCTGACGCTCAACTGGCCGTACTTCGATGGCACCCTGGCCGATTTCGTCGCCGCGCAGTCGGCCGAGAAGGCCGCCATCATCAGCGCGTCGGTCGATATCAAGCTCGGGACCGAGGCGCTGCTGACCTACGCCGGCGGGTCGGATATCTCGTTCCAGGTTATCCGGCGCGGCAGCCCGTCGATCCTCGACATGTACGCGCGGATTTGGCTAGCCGCCTGGTCGGCGGTCACCGACGCGGCGTTCGTGACCGAGCTGGAGTCGGGCAGCGTCACGGTAGACCTGGCCGAAGCGATCACCGCGGTCGACCTGACCGAGCTGACGGGACACTTCATCACGGCATCCCTGGCAGTCGAGGCCGCGACGGGTCAGCCGGCACAGTTCGTGCTGGCGTCAACGACCGCGTTCACGAAGGCGGCGAACCTGATCGCACCGAGCAACACCGACATCGCCGCGGCGTCGAGCATGGACCTGCGCGGGCTGCGGATCGCCGTTGGCAACCTGCCCGTGATCCATGTCGCCGGCATCACGGCCGGAAAGATGATCGCGAGCAACGAGCTTGCGGCCGCCTGGTTCGAAGATGGGCCGTTCTTGGCGTCAGACGATGACGTCGAGAAGCTCGGCCGGAATGTCGCGTACTGGTCGCTGGGCGCCGGCGCCCGGTTCATCCCGGCCGGCATCGTCGAAATCTACGACGTCACTCCGTAGTCCGTGCCGACCTACGTCACGGGCGCCGAAATCCTCACGGCGGCCGGGGTCACCGCCCCGACCGCCGATGAAACCGCCTGGGCCGGCGTGTGTGCCGCGTCGGTTCAGGCGGCGATCGATACCCGCATGGAAGGCCAGACGATCGGCGCCGGTGACGACGTCGATGACGAGCTGCAACGGTCGGCCGTCATCGACGGCGTGTCGGCCTACCTGTCGAAAGACGCGCCGCACGGCATCCTCAACGTGGGCCCCGACGGCGACGTGACGCGCCTGGGCGCCGACGTGCTCCGGGCATCGTTGCCCGTCATCCAACGCCATCATCCGACCGCCGGCATCGGCATTGGATGAGCACATTCGCGACACGACGCGCCGACCTGACCACGGCGATGGCCGCGGGCAGCGTCAAGGTCAGCCCGGCGCCGGGCTCGATCGCGCCGCCGGTCGTGCTGATCTTCGGCGACGGGATACCCGACCTCCGAGGCATCGGCCGCGGGCAGGTGCCGGCCCGGTTCCGGCTGATCCTGCTGGCGGGCAAGCCGGACGCCGCGGCGTCGGCGAAAGCCCTCGACGCGCTGCTGCTGGCCGTCCTGTCGGTGCTCCGGGCCCTGGCCGGCTGGACGATCGTCGAGGTCCGCGGCGTTCGGACCCGCTCGGACGCCGGATCGCTCTACCTGTCCAGCGACGTGATCGTCGAATCCATGATCGAAATCCCGTAACCGGAGGGCCGACCCCATGACCGCGAGCACGCCGCAAATCCCGAAGATCGTCCTCTTCAAGCTGGCGACCATCAGCTTCGCCGAGGATGCGATCGACGTCGAGATCGTGCCCACGCCGGGCCCTGTCCAAACGGTCCTGACGCTCGACGGCGTGCAGCACCAGGACGTCGCAACCGAATCGTGGGCGCTCCGGGTCGCGATGATCCTCGACCATGACAGCGTGCGCCCGGGCCTGGCCTACTACCTGAACATCCACAAGGGCGAGACGGTGGCGTTCGAATACAACGCGCACGGCACCGCGGCCGAATCCGCGACCCTGCCGAAATGGACCGGGAGCTGCAAGCTCCAGCCGGTCCCCTATGGCGGCTCGGGCAACGTGTTTGCCGAGTACGAGGTCCTGCTGCCCATCATCGGGACCCCGCTCCGCGACGCGACCCCGTAGCCGTGGCCCGGACCGGGCCCTCGGTTTCAGTCACAGGTGACGTCGAATTCCGACGGGCAGTACAGACCATGGCGCGCGACGTCGGCGATCTATCCGACACGTCACGTCGCGCCGCCGGGCTCGTCGCCGATCGCGCGCGGGCCCTGGCGCCGCGGGTGTCCGGTCGCCTGGCCGGCGATATCCGGGTCGAGGTCGATCGGGTCGGCCCGGACGGCTCGACCGCGGACGTGCTCGTGGGCAGCTCGCTGGTCCCCTACGCCGGCCCGATTCACTTCGGCTGGCACGACCGCAATATCGAGCCGCAGCCGTTCCTGACCGATGCCCAGGACGATGAACGCGATGCCGTCGTCGCGCTGTACGCGGCCGAGGTCGCCGACGGCGTGCGCCGGATCGACCGGACCACCCCACCATGACGGAGGTACGAACCGATGAACGAGACGGAGACACAGCGTCTGGACCCGCCCATGGGGACGATCACCCTCGACCTGGACAGCCTGACGCTGGGCGAGATGACCGAGGCCGAGCGCCAGTCGGGGCAGGACTTCTACACGATGCTGACCCGGGGCAAGGCGACGCGCCGGCTCCTGGCGCTGTTCATTCACGAGTTGCGGAGCTCCGCAACGCCGCGCTCCTGGCACGAGCTCGCCGCCCGTCGGCCGCTCGCCGAGATCAGCTCTTCATCGCCGTCGTCACCGGCTGGGGCCCCACCGAAGCAGGGAAGCTGACCCGGGGCGACGCCGAGTACGTCCTGGGCATCCTGACCGAGCTGCACGGCGGCACCGGCCGGAGGTCCCGTGGGCGCGCGTAGCGATTCCGACGTCAACGTCCATATCAAGGGCGATGCCAAGGGCCTAAAGACCGCCCTGGGCACCGCCGATAAGGACGTCGCCGGCTTCGCGAAAAAGGCGCTCGGCGTCGGTATCGCGCTCGTCGGCGTCCGAGAGGGCTTCGAAGCGATCGGTGACACGCTCAACGAGGCCGATCGCCTCGGCGACGCGATGGCCCGGCTCGACCTTCAGCTCGGCGGCGACCTGGCGAAGAACGTCGCCGACGTGGCCGGGAATTTCAGCAAGCTGGGCCTGTCCAAGCAGGACGTGCTAGAGCTCGGCGCCAATTTCGCCGACGTCGCGACGGCGCTCGGCATCGCCGACCCGAAGATCGCCGACCTGGCCGACAACGTGGCCGCGACCGCGGCGGCCGCCGGGCTCCTGAACGGTGAGGACCCGGCGACCATCGTCGATCAGATCGGCAAGGCCGCCGGCGGCTCGGAGAAGGCGCTCAAAGCCCTGGGCGTCAACCTGTCCGACGCGGAGGTCGAGGCCCGGGCCCTGAAAGACACCGGCAAGCTCACGGCCGACGCGCTGACCGACGCCGACAGGGCGACCGCATCGCTGGAGCTCGTCCTGGAGGCCCTGAAACCGAAGCTCGACGACGCGACGACGGGCACCGGCGACCTGGAGCAAAAGCAGTCGGAGCTGCAAGCGAAGGTCGAGACGCTATCGGGGCAGCTCGGCACCGCCCTGGAGCCGGCCCTGGAGGGCGTCGTCGATTTCATCCTGGACATGATCGACGCCATCCCCCACGCCATCGACGGCTTCGAAATGCTGGGCGAGCGGATCGAGGGCTTCGCGCGCACCGTCCTGGGCCCGCTGGGCAACGTGCGCGACGTGCTACAGGCGATCGACGACGCGCTGAACCCGGGCAAGGGTCCGGGCAACGCGCCGAAGGGATTCACCGCGGGCCCGTTCGATGAGGACGACGTGTGGAAGGCCACACAGAATCACAACGAACGCAACGGGCTGACCCGGGCGACCGGGCCGCAGATTCACCGCTAGATGGCGATCACGCTCGTCCAGTCGGTCGGCATCCAGGGCACGCCGGCGACGTGGAGCACGCAGCCCACCCCCGGCAACCTGCTCGTGGCTGTCCTGCTGCTCCGCAGCGTCCGCGCCGTGACACCGCCCACGGGCTGGACCCTGATCGAGAGCGTCGAGACAAATCACACGGCCTTCATCGACACGATGGCGATGGGCTACCGATTCGCCGGCGTCAGCGAGCCGCTGGTCTGCCCGTTCGATCCAGATTCGGCCGGCGGTGATGGGCATATCGTCCTGCTGGAATTCTCGGGCGTCACGGCCCTGACGGATTCGTCGCAAGCCTGGGGCTCGGGCACCGCGGCCGCGCCGGGCGCGCTGACGCCGACGGGCGGCGCGCCGGCTGTCGTCATCGGAGGGATGGCCTGTAATTACGACCTCGGGCCGGCATCGACGCCGGCGGCCGGCTATACGGAGGTCCGCGACGCCGCCCTGAGCGGCGGCTTCCACCCGCTCGGCTCGGTGATCTACAAGATCGTCTCGTCGGCGTCGGGCACCTACTCGCCCGACATGACCATCCCGAATAGCCAATGGGTCGCGACGGGCGCCGTATTCGCCGGCGGCGCCGCGCCGACCCCAGACCCCGTTGTCGATATCCCCTACGATCCGCCCGAGCCGGCCGGCGCCCTGCTGGAGATTTACGCGACCGAGGCCGGCGCCGCCCGCTGGGATGAGGCGACCTGGGACGATGACGTCTGGGCGGCGTCAGCGTGGCAGGACGTCACGCCGCAGGGCATCACGGTCGGTATCCAGTGGGGCGCGACGCGCCCGGAGCTCGGGATACTGGCCGACACCGAGGCGGGCGCCTGGGACGTCGCGTTCTATGACCCCGAGCGGCTGCTGGACCCCGCGAACGCCAGCAGCCCGTACGCGTCCGACCTCCGGCCCGGGCTGCCGATCCGCCTGTCGCACCGCGGCGTCATCATCGCCCGCGCCCAGGCTGACATCATCGGCCACTCGCACATCGACGACAGGGGCTCGATCCGGGCATCGGACAACATCGCGACCCTGGCGCTCGCCGACGTGCCATCGGATACCGAGCTGCCCGATACGCTCCGGGCCCGCGCCCGGGCGGCGATCGCGGCGGCCGGCATCGCCGTCCCGGTCGAGCCGGACCCGCCATCGGGCGATCCTGACCTGGCGCCGTGGGTCGAAACCGAGTGGACAGCCTGGGAGTGGATCGCCGAGGGCGCCCGGCAGGTGCTCCATATGCCATTCATCGACCGCCTGGGCACCCTCCGCTTCCGTGACTATCGGGCGCCCCTGAGCCGCGGCCGGTCATTCAGCTCGACCGAGCTCGGCAACCTGCTGTCCCTCATCCAGGTACAGGGGCAACTGTCGATCGTGCGGGCCCGACAGACGGACGCCGATGGCGGCGACCTGATCGAGCGCCGGCTCACTCCCCTGCCCCGCTGGGGCGCCCGGATGCACGTTCGCGACGATCCGACTCCCGATGCCGAGGATTGGGCCGAGGCCGTGCTCGCGGACCGCAGCCTGTCGGGCCTCCGCTGGGTACCCGGCGACCTCATCCCGGCCGATGCCGATTCGGTCGAGGCCCTGGCGACGATCGAGCCGCTGGAGCTCGTGTCGATCGTCTACGCGGAGGCCGACCCGCCGGTCATCGTCAACGGTCGCGTCCTGGGCGGGACGATCCGGGTCACGGGCAAGCGGGACGCCGCGGCCGTGTGGCGCTTCCGCTATGAGACGGCACAGGCGCCCACGTCGCCGCTGATCGCCGACGACACTGACCCGCTTGCGTTCCTGCTGACCGAAACCGGCGATGGCTACCTGTATCCAGGGTGAATCCATGCACTACGATGGCAACATGACCGAGGTCCTACAACCGTGACGGTGCTCGACGGCATCATCGGCTCGGACAATCCGTTCCCGTCGGTCCTGCTCGTCGAGGGCACGACGCCGGCGACCCCGGCAACCGGGCGTCAACGGCTGTTCGTGGACACGGCCGACGGGCTGCTGAAGCTCGTCGACGACGGCGGCACTGTGACGTCGATCGGCGGGTCGGCCGCGGCGCACATCGCGGACACGACCGCGGCCCACGTCGCGGGTTCGATCGGGTTCACGCCGACGGGCACGATCGCGGCGACCGACGTGCAAGCGGCGATCGCCGAGCTCGGTACCGAGGATGCGGCGGTTCATATCGCGGACACGACGGCCGCGCACGTCGCGAGCTCGATCGGGTTCACTCCTAACGGCTCGATCGCCGCGACCGACGTGCAAGCGGCCATTCAGGAGGTTAGGGACGAGGCATCGGGCGGCGGTGCTGGTGCCGGCACCATCCTGGCGATCAAGCAGTACACACCGGGCTCGGACTCGACGGTTCACAACACTACGTCGACAACATCGGTCGATGCCGACGCGACGAACCTCGCGGTGACATTCACCGTGCCCGCGAGCGGCAATGTCGTCGTCGAGCTCAACGGGTGGAGCGATCAAAACTCGTCGGGAGTGGGGTACTGGCAGCTGCGCGACAGCACGACGGTCATCGCCGAGTGGCGGATGAGCAGCACCACCTACGGGTCAGGGCGAACGGCTGTAAAGGCACTCATCACAGGCCTGACGCCGGCGGCGAGCAAGACCTACAAATGGGGTCATCGCGTCAGCGCCGGCAACCAGGATATCTACGCCGGGCCCCTGACCGGGAGCTTCGGCCCGGCCGTGATGATCGTGTACGCCGCACCGTGAGGGCCTGATGCCTGTCCCCGACATTCCCGCGCCACACGAATCCATCGCGTCGGAATGGGGCATCGACGTGCACGGTCGCGTATTCGCTCCGAAGGGCTGTCGCGTGTCGGGCGGCGGCTCGACCGTCACGTCGGCCGGCATCACGATCCAGAAGCTCGACACGGCCGACGACGACCCGGGCGGATGGCTCGACGACGCGAATGATCGGCTCGTCGTCCCGGCGGGCGCCGAGGGTATCTACCTCGGAACCGTCGTCGCGTCGAGCTCGGGCGGCGTCGATGGCGGGCAGACGCGCCTGTTCGTATACGTCAACGGCTCCGAGGTCAGCCGGACCATCGAAGATCACGAGACGGGCCTGACGGTCACGCTCACGATCCCGATCATCGAGGAGCTGACGGCGGGCGACGTCATCACCTACCGCGCCAAGAAATACGGCACAGGCGCCAATCCGACGGTAACGATCCAGTCCGCGCGATGGCTGCGACACGGCGCGGACTACGGCGCATGACCGAGGATGCGCGCAGCCGAGATCGCGATGGCTATCAGCGCCGGCGGGCCGACAAGGCCCTCGACGATCGGCTCGATCGTGTCGATGATGAGATCGACCGCCTTCGGGCCGACGTGGCGCACCTGTCGGTCCGGGTCGCGGTGATCGGCGGCGTCCTGTCGGTCGTGACCGTGATCGCCAACATCATCGGCCCGATCATCGCGATCAAAGTCCTGACGCCTGGGCCATGAGTTACGCGCCGGCATCGCTGACCGCGCTCCGCGACTACCTGAAAGGGCTGACCGGGCTCCCCGCGGTCAGCCTGGGCATCGTCGGCAACGCGGCCCACGTCCGCGGCTATCACCTGGGGCGCGACCGTATCTACGCCGCGAGCGGCGCCGGAGCGGCCGACTATTCGGTCAGGACGCCCCGCGACCGCTCCGGCCTGTCGAATGCCGCGATGGCGATGGATATCGGCGCATTCAGCAGCCATGGCGGGCTCCGGCATATGTCGACGGCGCTCGTCGCGCGCTGTCGTCGCGGGACGGCCGACACGCGCGATATCCGCGAAGTGATCTACTCCCCCGATGGCGTCCAGGTGCTTCGCTGGGATCGCGAGCGCGGCATCACGTCGACGCCGCGGCCTGGTGAGGCCGACAATAGTCACCGGACCCACACGCACGTCAGCTGGTACCGCGACAGCGAGGCCCGCGCCAAGGTCCCGGCGTTCGCCGCGATCCTGTCGCCGGTGCCCGTCCCGCCGGCGGCCGTCGTGTGGTGGGCTTCGACGATCGCCGCGGACATCAAGGCCGCGTACACCGCCCCGAAGGTCGCCGCCAAGCTGAAGTCCCTCGGCGTTCCCAAGTACGTCGGTTTCGGCTCGCCCGCCTGGGGCCGCCACGCGCTGACCTACAGCGACCTGGAGGCGGGACTCCGGGTCCGCGGCATCAACTACGGGACCAGCGTCCAGCTCATCGACGTCCGGGCGCTGATGCGCCCGGGGAAAGGGACCTAGACCATGATCCTCGGACGACCGACCAACCTATGGAGCGGGCTCGTCGTGGCCGCCGTGTCGCTCGTGTCCATCGTCGCGATGCAGCTCTTCCCCGACATCGACAGCGAGGTCGTGGCGACGGTCGCCGCGGCCGTGACGCTCTTCCTGGGCGCCGTGATCGCGCTCGTCGCGAACGGGACACCGACCGTCAACGCCGGCTCGGACGTCAACGTCCGAACACCGGCCGGCGAGGCCAACTACACGACCACCGTCTAGAGAGTGTGCCTACCCGTCACTATTCAGTGACCACGGCGCCTCAATAGCGCCCGTGGTCATCGTCCCGTCCTCAGACGTACTGGGTAGGCACACTCTCACCCCCGGCCGCCGGCGCCGTTGCCGACGAGCTCGCGCGGCTCGACCGATGCCGGCGCGACAGGTTCGCGATCGACGGCCATCAGGCGTACCAGCTCGGCCATCGTGTCATTCTGCCGACGGAGCTCGCCCACGAGGTCGCGAA